GCCCAATACCGTTCAAATGCTTTTGAATAGTTTTTCATTCTCTCTAGCTTCCTGTTCAAAATTTGAACAATTATCTTTGGCCAGTTCTGATATTGTCAACAACAAGTTGAGCTGCCCCCGTTCCGTTATCTCTATCATATAGGGCTGTCCGTAACGACTGACCATTGATTTCAACCTTCATAACTTTACCATGAAGATAATCAAAATATGCAGGCTCTCCTTCTTCTCTCTTCCCGAAAGTATATCCTTCATAATCAGTTTCTATCTTTTTTCCTACCAAAAGATCTTCTGCTTCCTCCTTTGTCATTTTTCCTTCTTGTGCTTGTAAGATTCCCATTCCTTGAACGGAGGAAGCGTTGTATAAACCAGCTAGTAACTCTGCTGGGTTGATATCTGATACATTAATATCCGTCATTTTCTTTTCCTTAGTTGTAATAAACAACAACCGTATCTTCATCTGTACACGGCCGCCTTCTTATCCCGAATTCTCCTCGGCAAACCTCTTTCATTTCTGGCTCTCTTGTTCCATATGCTTTAGCTGTGTCATGCATTACTAGCATAGTTATAGTTAGAATTACAGCGATTAAAATCTGTATGAATGTTGACCAGCTGTCTAGCTTTTCTTCAGGAGTCATTTTATTTCCCCTTTAAGGTTGGTTAGAGCTTCGTACATTATTTGCCATTCTTGAGAAGCATCCTTACCACTACGCCGTTTCAAATCTAATACTTCAGCAGCCTCTACGACCTTGAGCATGACTTCCATTATGTTGCGCCATGTTTCAAGGTCTTTGACAAAGACTTTAATAATAGAGTCGTTTTCTTCGCCGTACATCAAAATAAGGCGATCAATATTATTAAGCTGCTCTCTGATCTTATCCATTTTAACACCCTTCTGTGATTCGCTCCCATAATGGTTTATCACTCGAACTCAGGTTTTACAAACCATCCACTACCAGTTATATAATCTGCTGCTATTTTAGCTTGCTCTGTAACTTCTTCATTGCATATAATTTCACCACCATAAGACAATTCATCTAAATCCCATGCCTCTAGTACCGTTCCTTCACTCGTTGTTAATGTTAATTTTAAGTTCATTTAAGCCTCTCCTTCATTATTCTACGAGCTTTGTGCTGATTTTTAGCTTCAAACGGCCCATAAACTCGATCCACAAATGAGGAATTTATAGCCTCTTCCACATCACCGTAATCACCTAAGTAACGTTTTAAGTGCAACGTCCCGTTTACATGTTTATACGCATACCATTCTAACATTTAATTCTCCTTTTTAAGATTGACTAGGGCTGAATCCAAATCCAATTTGGTGTAATGGCTATCTTTATCAATGTGTCGTTCAGCAGCCTCTACGACCTTGAGCATGGCTTCCATTGTGTTGCGCCATGTTTCAAGGTCTTTGACAAAGACTTTAATAATAGAGTCGTTTTCTTCGCCGTATATCAAAATAAGGCGATCAATGTTATTAAGCTGCTCTTTGATCTTATCCATTTTAACATCCTTCTGTGATTCGCTCCCATAGTGGTTTATCGCACTGTGAAATCGATGGTGGTTCCCATCCCTCTGCAGATGGGTTCGCTGTGTAACCTGATGCTGCTTCGAACACAGTGTACGTGAATAAGGCTAACGCCAAGATTATGATTAGAATTATTTTACCCAAACTATTTGATCCTCCAGATACGACCTAAATCACCCAACCATCTACTTCTAAATTTTAGATTGTTGTATTTACCGTACGTACTGGCTGCATTTTTAGCCATGTTATATGTTTTCTTACCCTTGAAAGCGATTGAATCCCCTATTTCCATTTCATTAAAAGGATACTTTTTTGTCCCAAATTTAGGTCTACCAATCTTGGGACTATATCTTACTACTCTTCCTGTACCCTCATTCCCATTCCATCTTCCGCAAAATTTAACACCACGGTGTCTTCTTGAGAATTCATGAGCGGCACGGACAGCTAACCTGTATTGTTTATAATCATCAAAGGTTAAGCCCTCATTAACTCGAAGTGCTGCAAAGTTATATTTAGTCAAATACGGACCCGGTGGCATTATTACTGATTTATCAATTTTAAAGCTCATTACACTTTCTCCGGTGTGTAAATAAAATGAAGACCAAGTGGGTTTGAGTTTGCGGACTCAGTGAGTTGATTAGCTTTTGTTTGAGCCTGTGCTTTGGTGTTAAATGTAACTTCAACATCCCGTTCTTTCAAGTAAGCGCTATTGTAACCTGTAACGCCTCCTGAAACTTGACATAAAATCCTATACATTCTTGTTTTCCTTTGCAATTGCGTTTTCAAGTTCGATGAACGTTGTATGGATCGGATTATCGATAAACACATCCTCATTTATGTATGGTGTTGAGTATATTAACTTAATTTCATGGACAATTTTTTTAGTGTCCTGTTCAACTAAACATAGATTGTAGCGCTTCATGGGTTCTCCTTATGATAAATTGCCCTATAAATTTTCTCGTTTGGTCAGGCCGGCTTCTTTGCCGATTTCAGTGAGTTTATTAACAAAATAAGCCCTTGCTTGGACTGGGTTACTAAAGTTTGCCCACCCGCTATTGTGTTCAGTCTCCTTATCCCAAAATTCGAGCCAAAAAATCAGGTGTTGGAAGACTTCCTCTTTGTCTTGTTGTTCTATTACGTTATTCTCCTATTTGGACCGGCCCCCCGGTCCTACCCAAAGTATAGCACAGCGCGGCCCCTCTGTCAAGTACTAGTTTACGATGGGAATTGTGAGAAGGACCGGTCCTTCTGAGAATTGAGGGGAACGGGCGTGGAGATTGAGGGGTATATGCGTTCGAAATAGGATAAAGGTGTGATTTTGAGGAGTGAAGCGTGGAGCGAGACACGAGGGACCGGTCCTTCTGAGTTCCATTGAAAAAGGCCCCGAACGACGGGGCATGTCCCCCCGGTCCTTCCTGTCCTTCTCTAAAAAAATCGGGGGGAAGGGACGGAGAATGGGGGTACTCCCGTCCGTATTCGCGAATACCATACCCCCCTCCCTCGTGGGTCCGTTCGGCCCGGTTCGCGGTCCTCGGGACCGGAGGGACCGGCTCAACTGATTCAACAGTCTAATGGATTCTGTTCGTGTTCCATGTGCCATTTGGCTCGCTCTGCAATGGATTCCGCTCGTCTGGGCCTTGGAACTTGTTCTTAAGTTCGCTTAGAGATTCCGAGCGGAGGTAAGAACGGATTCTCGTAAGCCGCCCACAATCAATCCTCCTGTGATCGTTTCTCAGGTAACGAATTAGGCTATGTCTGATCTAGTCTAGATTTATGTCATTCTTCGTTTGTTTCGTTCTTCGTTTGTTTCATCCACTGGATCGTCTTCATGCAATCCACACGCTGGGCAGAATTCAATTTCTATGTCCGAATGGTGTTCTACTATGATTTGAGCTTTACATCTGGGGCATTGAAATTTGGTTGTTGCTGGTGTCATATCGTTCTCCTGTGTGGGGGAATGAGGGGGCGTTGCCGCCCCCCGTGTTCCTTAGCTGGTAACCGTGTTCAGGACCTTACTAGCGGCCTTAATTGCCTTGGTGACTCCGGCGTTGTTCGTGTCGCCGCGCTTGATGCAGCCCCGGATGATGTTGCCTGCGTTCATACGCTTGGCACCCGGATTGCGATCGATGTAGCGTGTTGCCAGTGTTCCTGGCTCCAGGCCCTTGAGCTTCTCGGCGGCCAACATCACCGCTTCCGGGCTTGCGCCCCGCAGAATCAGAGCTACCTTGTCGCCGTTATCCATGCTGAGGTTCCCGCTTGCCAGTTGGTAGGTATCGTAACCGGCTTTGTACTTCCGCAGTTGTTCGCTCTTGCTGCGCTTCGGGGTGCCTTCGACTTCCGTGTCGCTTGCTTCTGTTGTGCTCGCTTGCTCTGTGTGCTCGTTCATGGTCGTACTCCTGTGTTCGGCCTAAAGAGCGATGGTTCCGGGCGGCAGGGCCGTGACTGCCAACCGACCCCCATTATAGCACAGCGAGAGCCTCAGCACAAGTATCGCGTTGGCAACCCGTTCTTGGCGGGGTCTGTGGCCGGGTGTTGCGCCGACGCTACAGCCGAGTTGCGCGAACCACAGAGGAACCGCGCGTGAACGCGTTTGTTAACCGTGCGCGAACGCGTCGGGTGACGGGTTAGGTGATGTGTCCCTCAACGCGTTCCAATTCTTCGCATATATGTATATGGTTTTTACCGCGAGCAAGGGAGTACCCCCCGACTGGATGGGACCCGCTGTTCCGCGCTATAGGGGGGAGCGCACGGTCTCGCTTTCACTTGATTGGCTCCCTTGTCGATTCTTTTTTTCCGCGCGTACGCGTGCGTAGGGGAACGGGGGGTTGACAGAGAATCACGGGTGTGGTATACTCTCCAGATCGGATGAACTCGGAGTCAATCATGGAAACCTTTGGAATCGGTAAAGCAATTAAGAACATGCGTAATGGTGCTAAAGTATCACGGCGCGGTTGGAATGGTCCGAATCAGTATTTAGGATTACAGCGCCCAGATGTAAATTCAAAGATGTCACTTCCGTATATTTACATTCGCACTGTTCATGGTGATCTTATACCTTGGTTGGCATCACAAACCGATCTATTGGCAGAGGATTGGGTTCTGGTAGAATAACAAGGTGAGTAAATCATTTCTAGATCGTCGCCATGAACAACCGGATTATGAAATTGAAGTATGGATAACCGGTGTAAGAATACCCGATGGTATGGTTCATTGGAGCGTTTCTGTTCAGGGTGAAGATAATCCTATAGAAGCAGCGGGTATTCTTGAACGTGCTGCTGAAGTTTTAAGGGATAAGTAAGGTAACAGATGCGTGAAACATTTTTCAGAGACCTTCCACCTTTAACAGTGGAAGAAGCCGCAAAGCCTCTGTCTCTTGAGGAACGTTGCTTTATACTTGACGAAAGGATGAAGGAAATTGGCCGGGCAAGAACTTGTATTGATCAAAGAATCATTGCAGCCGAAAAGTGCGAAAGAGTTACTGGAGGAGGAACTCGGACCGCAGCTTAGATTGTTCTGTTATGAGTACCTTATCGATTTTGATCATCGTCGTGCCGCTGTTGCTGCTCAACGGTCTAGTGATTCTGGTATACGTCTCTTACGCAACCCAAACATCTCTCAATATATTAAGCTTCTCACTGACGAGTTGGTTGGTGAATCTCTCATTAGTCGCGATATGGTTCAGTATGAACTGTTACATAGATTCCTGCCTAAAGCTAGGGGTGATGAACCCATTGTGGGTGTCGATCGGGATGGTGTTGCTTGGTCTGGAAACGTTACGAATATGTCTGCATATGCTAAGGCGATTGAATTAATGGCCAAGCATAGTGGCTTTACCCTTCCGGAAATTGTCAAAGGTGGTTTGACCATTAATGTTAACCTCAAAGCTCTCGGAATAGATATCGAGGGTCAATTCAAGGAAATCGATGATGTCTGACACAATTCTCGTAGTCGTTAAATCAGTTACTCACAGTGTGAAAGCGGCTCCAACTTCACGAATGCGTATTTCAAAAGCATTGTATGATGAAGAAATGGCCCTTGCAAAACAACAAAAACGGGAACCAAAGTATTTTGCGGAACCTGATCAGGCTTGTGAGGGTATGACCGGGGCTGAATTACAGGCCGCTCAAAAGAAAAGACGGGCTGAAGTTGCTGCCAAAATAATTGATAAAAGTGCAACTGAACTGGCTGCTGTCTAATGGCTCATAAGAAGAAAAAATCAAAAGCCGCAAAAGCTCAAAAAGCAATAAGAAAGGTATTTAAGGAGACAGAAGCTGGTCGAAAGAAACGGGAAAAGGCAAGGAAAAAGGCCAGGAAGAAAAAGTAGTGGCACTAGATTTGCCTTATGAGTGGCGTGCCAGAGACTATCAAGCACCCCTATTTAAATACATGTTTGAGGGGGGTCTTGAGCGGAAACGTGGATGTTGTGTATGGCATAGACGTGGTGGCAAGGACAGTTGTTGTTTACAATTGTCCTCTGTATCATCACAAATGCGAGTCGGCACTATTTGGCATATGTTGCCGACACTTAAGCAAGGGCGAAGAGTAATATGGGACGGTATCGACAGAGAAGGTCGCAGGATGATAGATCAGGCATTTCCCAAAGAAATGCGCGATCTATCCTCCCCAATCAACAACTCGGATATGCAGATTCGTTTCCGCAATGGAAGCATATATCAGGTTGTAGGATCAGACAACTATGATTCCCTTATCGGAGCCAACCCAATTGGTGTTATTTTCTCTGAGTGGGCAGTCGCAGACCCTAAAGCTTGGGACTATATTCGTCCGATCTTGGCGGAAAACGATGGGTGGGCGTTATTCATATACACCCCTAGAGGAAAAAATCACGGCAAAAAACTTCATGATATGGCTCAGGGTAATCCAAGGTGGTTCTCTAGCCTGCTTACAGTTGAAGACACATTTAGGCCAGACGGAACCCACGTTATCACTCCAAAAATTATCACTGAGGAGCGAGAAGATGGAATGTCTGAGGAGAAAATTCTTCAAGAGTATTTTTGCTCCTTTGAAGCGGGTATGGAAGGAGCATTTTACACTAATGAACTTAATCTTGCTCACGAAGAAGGTAGGGTCGGGGATTTTCCACATGATCCGTGTAAGCAAGTCCAAACTTGGTGGGATATAGGATTTCGTGATGCCACAGCAATTACTTTTACGCAGCGGGGCGATGATGGCAAACCAATCGTCATCGACTACCTCGAAGCCCGGAACAAGGCTCTTGACGAGTGGATTAGGGACGTCCGTTCTCTCCCCTATGATTATGAAGACCACAACGGACCGTTTGATCTCGAAAACACCGATTGGACGACCGGCAAGACAAGGAGAGAATTCGCGCTTGGCCTCAACTTTGCGTTCGAGATTGTATCAAAACTCTCGGTTCAGGATGGGATTGAAGCCACCCGAGCGATCATAAGGGTAGCAAGATTCAATGAGCCAAAGGTTGGAAGATTACTTGACGGTTTGTACTCTTATCGGCGGGAGTATGATGATAGGACTCAGCTATTTCGAGATAAACCGTTTCATGATTGGGCAAGTCACCCCGCAGATTCTGTGCGCTATCTCAGCGTTGGGTGGACAGATTACGGAAGAGGTTATAAAATCAGTACCATTGACATGCATAAAGTTAAACCAGCAGTCGCAGGGAAAGCTAAAGCTCGCCAGAGGCAATCGGTAGCTGATATGTATCCATGGTTAATTGACGGGACGATAAAATGAATGCCAAGGAAATTCGAGCGCGGTTTAATGTACTCGTATCTTTACGTAAAACTGTTGAAGATGTCTGGGAAGTTATTAATCATTTAGTTGTTCCATTCCGTGGTGACTTTTTCCGTGAGATAACTACAGAGCATGCTGTAACGTGGAGAGATAATCGTGAGATATTTGACTCTACGGCGGTGGATGCGGCGAATACACTCGCTGCTTCTATACATGGTTCTCTTACCTCTCCTGCCATACGATGGTTCGAGTTGGCGTATCGTGATCTTGTTCTCAACGGAATAAAAGAGGCAAGAGAATGGTTAGAGAATGGAGCACATAAGTGCTTTCTAGCATTACAGGATTCAAACTTTAATCTCGAGGCCAATGAGACATATCTAGATTTAGTTTCATATGGTACTTCCGCCATTATCGAAGAAGTAGAAGAAAAGAATGGTGAATTTAAGAAATTAATCTTCCAATCCGTTCCAGTTGAGGAAACTTGGTTCGAACAGGATCATACTGGTCAAGCATATCGTTTCTATAGGCGATTTATGTGGACTCCAGTTCAAATAATTACTAAATTTGGGGATAAAGTTCCGCAAACAATAAAAGATAAGGCTAAAACCCCTCAAGGTATGGATGTAAAAGAAGCTGTAATAATGTGCATCTATCCACGTGAAAATAAACAGGATGCTAATGTTAGTAAAATATTAGCTCCTAAACAACGTCCTTATGGTATGAAGTATATACTTCATAAGGATGCCTCTAGACTTGGGGAAGAGGGTGGATATTATGAGTTCCCAGCATTTATCCCTCGCTGGCGTAAGACTTCCAAATCTATGTGGGGCCATGGCCCAGCAATGATTGCATTGCCAGATATTCTGACAATTAACCAGCTGGTAGAGTTAATTCTAAAGGCTACTGAGAAGGTTGTTGATCCAGCTACAATGGTCTCTGAGAGGGGTTTATTATCTGATCTGGACTTGGAACCAGCTGGTATGACTGTTGTACGGGACATTGAAAAATCTATGAAGCCATATGAATCTGGGGCAAAGTTCGATGTATCTCAACTGCAACGAGAGGAATTAAAACGATCAATTCGATCAATATTCTTTGTTGATCAGTTGGAGCTTAAAGAATCCCCAGCAATGACAGCAACAGAGGTTCAAACTCGCTATGAACTCATGCAACGATTACTTGGACCCACACTAGGTAGACTCCAATCCGACTATTTGGACCCCCTTGTACAACGAACGTTTAATATTCTGTATCGTGCCGGAGAACTTGGAGAGCCTCCTGGAGTTGTGTTCGAACATTCCAGTGAACTTGACATTATATACACCGGTCCTCTTGTCCGGGCACAACGTGCTGATATTGCCCAGGGTGTGACTCGATGGGTTGCCTCAGTTGCCGAGCTGGGTCAAATTGAACCTAAGGTTCTTGATGTTCCAGATTGGGATGCCATTGTCAAAGAACTTGGATCATTGGAGGGTGTACCAGCTAAACTAATGAATTCTGATAAG